ATCTACTTTCTTTGTGCTTGATGTAATATCAAACGGTCCTAAAGATGAACTTGCTGCAGTGTCATTTGGAAAATCTCTTAAGTTTAATGTTACTCTAGTTGTTCCTGTTTGTGATACAAAGTCAGGTATAAATCTTCTTATCTTCATTAAGAACTCTCCGTCTCCTCTAAGATCAGGTATAGAAGAAGTTGTTCCTCTTTGAACTCTTTGCGTTATGTCAAAATCTCCAGATAGTATATTAGCTGTAATAGCAGTTACTGTACCACCTTTAACTTGATCAGTTCCTGTTTCGTGTTGATAGTATGTTGAGATACCGTCTGTATTACCTTGTACATATGTGGATGAAGTAGCACCTTCTACACCATCAGCATCATATTCTAATGCATGTGGATTACCAAATACAGCTGAATCTGCCCAAGCTGTTCTAGCTAAAGTACCCACTGTCCATATTGGTCTTTGTGGTGAAGAGTCAAAATAGTTATAGCAAACCATTTTATTTACAACCGCAGAGTTTGAAGTTGGATAGAACCACATAATTTCACCAAACAAGTTATTAAGACCTGCTGCAATCATTTGATTACCAGAGTCTAGATTAATATCATCGTATACGAAATCCTCTACCAAACAAGGTAATGATTCCAAAGCACCAGCATATCTAAAGAAACCATTCTCCGACATCCAGTATGCAGCGCCATCTACTTCTACCGCTGCGTTCTTACCAACCAATCCACAGTTCGTACCTACTTGTACAAACGAGAATGTAAAAGGTTGACCAACAAAACGCATTAAGAATAGTGCTGTGTCTGTGTATACATAGATTGCATCTCTACCTCTAATCGCTCCCATGATCCGTGATCCGTCAGCCAGTCTCTGTGTACCAGCGTCATTGGTTGCTGTAGGTGTGTAAGTGTTAATATCCTCAACTGCAGAGAATCTAATAAACATATCATCTTGTGTTGATTGATCACCAATTGTTGTTTCTGTACCAAAAAATACTAAGTGTCGATCTGGTGTAGATACAAGCATGTGTCTTGATGCTGTTGGTGCATTAGATATAATCGTGGCTCTAGAGTTAGTAGCATCGGTAGCTGCAGAGTTCCATTCGAAACACTGACCATCGACAATTAAACAAATTGCTTTGTCACCAAAGTTATCAATAGACCACATACCAGGATCAACAATTAAGTCTCCTGATGCTGCCTCACCCCATGCAATAAATTCAGATGTATCTGTAACTGTGGCTCCAGCCGAGTGTGATGCTGCTGTCGTGTTTCTTACACCTCTTGTTACACCAGTTAATGTGTTTGTAGATATACCTGTGTAAGATATTTCTTCTGTGCCTATCTGTATAAAGTTTGTACCTGATGATGGAAACTGTGATGCATCATTTAATGTTATTGTTGTTGTAGAAGCATCTATGTCTCCTGATAAAACTGTAGTAAAAGCTCCCACTTGTTGTCCACCCCAAGATCCAAGAGACCAACCGAAACCTTGTGATTGTACATCTGGTCCTACTCTAAAATAATGTTGAACTCTAATACCACCCGATTGCGTTGCACCAGATCCTGTTTCTGCTGATGGCATTGTAATGGTAATCGTGCTTGATGTAGGAACCGTTGTAGCCATAAATCTTATGTCATCAAAATCAGATGCACCAAAGTTTGAATTTGTAATAGAGGAGAAGTTATCTAATAAAACAATATCTCCTGCTTGAATACCGTGGTCACCAGAAAAGTTTATAGTAACAGTTGCCGACCCATTAGTTGTGCTAAATGCGTTTGATAAAGTGTTTGTAGATTTGATTGGGTGTATGTCATAGAACACACCACCTGAATAAGCATACAATATTCTGTTTGATCCTATAATAGAATACTTTCTACCTGTGCTATTAGTAAATTGATGCAAGGCTCTTGCTGCACCAGTCATATTATCGGCACCTAATTGCTTCCAACCACCTATCTTTTCAGGTGTTTGATATCTAAAACGAACGTTATCACAATCAATCCACTGTCCCTCAGCAGTTGTGGCTGTGATTTGTTTATTGATTCCAGGTGCAAATCCTATCTTTTGTAGCATAGATCTCCAGATTATATTAGATTGCGTTGATATTCAACGTTATTTGACTATTCCTAGCATAGGTCTTTTATCATACAAATTAGACTTTGCAAACCTTCCATCTGCATGATTATAGTGTAAGAATACTTGACCACATAATTGGCCTTCAAAAGGCTCTCTCCAGTGTTCTAACTCACAACCAGAGTAAATAAGCATATCTCCTGGTTTTAGATCTACCTGTATGCCTTTGGGTGCACCAGGCTTATGTATGCCTTTATACTCGTCTATAACGTTGTCAGACCCCGTAGGATCGATAAATATAGGCCAGTTATCTCCACCTAGGTTTAGTGTAGTCGATATCTCACAGCTTGGTCTATCTTTGTGTCTTTTTAATTCAGCTCCCTTTTCATAGACTCTAGCGTAAGAATAAGTGGGCACTAAATTTAGACCAGTTTTTTCTCCCATCACAGGAAGCACTTTCATAAGTAAAGTCTCCATAACATGATCAGCGTAGATAGAATAAACTCCAGGTACTTGTGGATCATCCCATCTCCCATGCAAAGGACTTTTGGCTATAATATTGTTTTCATACATGTAGTTAACAGCATCTCTTTTAAGTAAAAAATAGTTATAGCAAAAGTTTGCTAGATCGTATGATACTGCGTTTCTTATAACTGTATATTTATTAAAAGCCATCTTGTAAAAAATTAAAACTTACTGATATTCTTATATCATCTGATTCACTCATTTCAACGCAATGCTCTAACCAAGACGGAAACATTATAGCTCTGTTCTCTTTAGGTTCAATATGTATTTCAGGTGCTAGGTGTAAAGGTACTCCGTCTCTTCTAGCCGGTTTGATAAAATGTGTTCCTGGTCTAGGGTCATTTATTTTTAATAGCCCTGAGTCTTTTGGTGCTTTTATATAATATGCCCCGCTAAAGAAACTATTAGCATGTACGTGAGATCTATTTAAACTTCCTTTATAATTTATATTAGCCCACATATTACCTAATCTAGGTTTTCTTTCTAAAAACTCTTCTTTATATATCTCACGTTGCATTCTATATAATTCATCAACAAGCGGCTTAAATACAGGTATGGTATGCATATTTGTTTTGCTATGCCATCCATTTACATTTGTCTTCTTAAGACCCTCATCTTTTTTAGACCAATCTATAATTTGATCTGCTAAAAAATTAGTGTCTAATTTAAAATCGTCTGCATAGATAAAGGTTGGAAAGAAAGCTTCTTTAATCATTTAAAAGGTTCTCCACCAAACCATACCACTAATGATTTTCTAACACCTCTTGTTACAGGAACAACTCTATGGTTTATAAAACTTGCGAAGAACACAGCGTGTCCTTGTTTAGGTGATATAATATTACCTGGTTTTTGTATTTCTAAACCACCACCTTCAAATTCATTGTCAGCTGATAAGATTAAGCTCATTGATATTTTTCTAACAGGAGGTTCTTTACTCATAATAGTATCTAAATCCATATGCCAATTATAAAAACCGCCTTCAGGATATTCTGTGTATTGAGCATTTTCATTTAACTCCATGTTTTCAAAACCAAAATGTCTTTTATTGGTCATGTACATAACTTCATAAAGTTTGTCATACATGGGTTTAGCCTCCGGGTTATTAAATGGAATCCAACTAATATGTGATACTCTTGTTTTAGTATCATAGACTCCTTTATTACCACCGCCTACTTGTGCATTTTTTGGTGGCATAGATCTACCTATTCTAGATACAATATCACATTGTTCTGGTGTAAAAATTGGTGTTGTGGTTTGAACTACGTACGATTTCCAGTTTGGTTCTTTTTTAATCATTCTGCTCCTCTGTTTCTAATTGGGTCATATTTTACATCACAGTTTGCTGCTAACGTTCTCCTTACTTCGTTTGTAGAATTAAAGGGAAAAACACAGTGTCTAACATCATATGGAAAAACATAAAAATCTCTAACTTGTAATCTAGGTGCATAATCGACGTGAGCAAACTGACCGGCTGAATTTCCTAGTATTTGAAGGGAACCATTTGAAGGAGAGTCCTCTCTTGAGTATTCTTTTCCATAATGAGAAGGAAGGCTTAAAATCATCACAGACGACAAACCTGTAAACAAATCTCCTTGGTGTACATGAATAGGATTGTATTCATGATCTTTCATTTCATTTACCCAAATAGAAGTGAGCTTTACTTCATAGTCTTTAATCTTATTAAAATCTAAATAAAATTTATAAACAGAATTAAACCACTCTAATACGTTTCTCGGTAGTTTATTATGTCTTACCATTTTAGAAGTACTTTCTCCCTGATAAAAAAGAGAATGTTCGTTTTCTATTTTACCCACTAATTGTTGATTTGCTTTATGTAACGTTTTAAAATTAGACTCATACGCTTGATTAATTGCCACAAATATATCTAGAGGCACTTCAAATCTTAAAACAGTTTGTCCTAACCAAATGTATTTAAATTTCATAACTTCTTCTTTATCTCTTCTATAGTATCTAAGTAATTATAATCTTTTATTTCAAAATGGCAATGCTCTGGCTTTTCAAACATTTTGTTTGTATCATCAAACCTACCTTTTTGAATTGTATTCATCCACACCCTAACATCATAATCTTGTCTGTCTGTATCATAAGGACAAATAAAATCTACAATCGCATGACCATCTACCAACGCAGATAAACAATCCATTCTTTGTGCTTGTCTTGTTCTACCCTCTGCAGAAAAATCCCAATCGTTGAACATCTTTCTTATTTCATCAGCATTAAAATAAGCATGACCTGCAGATAGCTGTCTTGCAAAGGTTGTTTTTCCAGATCCCGGTAAACCAAATACTAATATTCTCATAATCTTATATGTCCGTATTTATCTATAATACTTTTAGGTATCATTTTTTTGTATGGGTTTTCTTCTAATTCTAGTCTTCCTGTCTTAATAGTGTGTAGATTTTTACCAACAACAGTATCATCGTAACCTAGTCCGTTTAAAGTAAATTGATTCAAAGAATGAAAACGATGTGGATAGTAATCCATTTCTAAAAATTTATATATACCTTTTATTGTAGGTTCAGGTTGTGTCACTAAATCTTCATATCTAATAAAGAAACAATGTTTTTTATTTTCAGGTTTCATTGCATTTTGTACACCTTTTAATTCTTTTGCAATTGATCCTTCATCACTCATCAACAAATGTAATTTTTCTTCAATGTTTTTCTTACCGTATTGATTAGGGTATGCCGTAGGTTCATTTTCAAACCATTTAATAAATGAAGCAAGCACGTCTAACAAATCTCTCCACAAAACAATACATTTAACAGGTTGACCTAAATGCTTTTTAAGCAGCATAAAATTACCTCCAGTCATTGCAGGTCCCCTATCAATTATAACATCCTGTGACCAGTCTTTGTAAAAATTATAATAAACAGAACTTAAAACATTATCTAAAGATTTATGGTCTTGGTAGTTTTTAAACACGTCCGTTTCTTTAAGAAGAAATATATCCTTCATTATTTCTAATGTTATTGAATTAGCAGTACAAGCTACTTCAGGATTTTGGTTCATGATCGAAGCAAACAATGTGTTACCCGATCTTGGCATAGCCATGAGAAAAAATATTTTTTTACTCTGACTTAATAGTTCCACTTCCTTGATTCGAAATGGCTTGTTTTTTATCGTGCCCCAGTTCATTATCTTTCTTAACTCTTTTAATTGTTTCTAGTTGTCCAACCACATTAAATACTTCAGGTTGAGAAGATCCTTCAGTTAAAGTTTTAACTTTATTGTGCATAATTTTGCCATAAGACTCTAATTGATGTGTGTTAACATCTTTAGTATCAAAACTTCCGTCGTTAAATTCTTTCTTAAGCTTAGACCACATTTTTAATTCTCTCATTCTATCTTTAGCAACTAATTCTGAGCTGGCTTGATGGTATCTTTTTTCATCAAGATCGATTTGATATAACTCTCTTTTATATTCGTCTTTTTCTTCTTCAACTTTCTTTTCAAGTCTTTTTATTTTAGCTTCATTTCTTCTATATTCAAAAGATAAAGACATTAAGTTTTCTAGAAAAACGTTTTGTTCTCTAACACACTGCCAATATTTAGCTGCTCTTGTTGGATATTTTAAATCTTGTAATACTGATATTCTAGCTTCTGTCTCTGTTCTAAAAATTTGTTTTTTAGTCCAAGTATCTCTAAGTTCACCCACCATATTTTTAAATTCTGCCACGTCTTCTTGTGGTAAAATATTATGAAGGTAATTTTCTTCTTTTTCAATTAAAGGTTTTATATTGCTATATTCTTTATTCATTTCTAATTTCTTTATATCTTTTAAAAAAGATAAGTCAAATACTAATCAGTATCAATAGTGACAGTTGAGAAAGCTGCTTCGTTCCATTCAAATACTGTATTAACAATACCTGGAGAATAACCCCCTGATGCTAAACCTGCGCTGGTCGTTCCAGCAGGCATAGGTGAATTTTTACCCGCAGGCATACTAGCTATAGATGTCCAACTAGAACCATTGTATATTTCAGCAACAGATTGATCTGGTGTTCCTTCTCCGCCAAATTTTAAAGCCGCTGTTTGAAGCCCTGCACCTCCTGAATATTGAGCAGGATATACAGTTACTGCAGTTGTTGTCCAGCTAGTTCCATTATATTCTTCCGTTGTTCCTGGACTGTCTGGAACATTTCCACCAAAAACTAATCCAGCTGTTTGTGTACCAGCTGAACTTGCTCCATATCTTCCAGTATTAACTGAATTTCCAGCTGTCCAAGATGATCCATCGTACTCAGCACTTACAGCTGATCTAGCTGGAGGTGTTTGTTTTTCTCCTGTGCAGGATAAACCCGCAGTTTGAGTTCCCATACTAGCTATACTATAACTTGTTATAGGAAAATTGTTTGTTGCTGTCCAACCACTTCCATTCCATTCTTGTGTGGTTGCTACTGCGCTTGATCCATTCCACCCACCTACAAAAAAACCTGCTGTTTGTGTTCCAGCTCCTGCACAATTTAATGATCTCATAGCAACAGGTATAGCCGCAACTGCTGTCCATGATGTACCATTATAAGATTCAGTTTCATTCTTTTCAGGAAAACCTCCTCCTGCACAAATGGCTGCTGTTTGAAGACCAAAACCAGCTCCATCTGCTCTAGCAACATTTAAATTTCCACCTGACGACCAAGCTGCTGCGTTAAAAATTTCTCCTTTTAAAATTTTAGCTGTTGAATTATACCAAAGCTGTCCTTCTACCGGATTACTTGGATCTCCAGCTATACTTTGAACATTAGTTCCTTTTATGTCTTTTAATGTTGCCATGTTAAGTTGTTGTTACCGTTTTTATTGTTGCTGTGCCAATGTGTGTATACTCCTCCGTAAGAGTACCGTTTGGAGGATTACCACCAAAAGCTAAACCTGATGCTAAAGTTCCTGCTCCCGCTAATCCTGATCTTGCAGTTCCCATAGTAGCTTGTTCAGACCACGAAGTACCATCATAGGCTTCTGTTTTATTTAATACAGAAGATGCTGGGGTATTTCTTCCACCAAAGGCTGATGCAGTTGTTTGTGTTCCATTTTGAGAGTTACCATGAACGTCTCTAATATTACTCATATCCCCACCAGCTGTCCAACTAGAACCGTCATACTCTTCAGTGGACGCTAATGAAGTTGTAGTAGGGTTTAGTCCTCCGAAACCTAAAGCTGCCGTTTGAGTTCCTGATCCTCTTAATGAATATCTTGTAACACTTAAAGCTCCACCTGAAGTCCAAGACGTTCCATTATACTCTTCTGTTGAGTTTGATATTTCTGGAACAGGATTAGCAAATCCACCAAACGCTAAACCTGCCGTTTGAATTCCTGCTCCACCAGCACTTGATCTTGCTACGGATAAAGTTCCTGGAGCGGTAGTCCAACTTGATCCGTCATAATGTTCTGTTGCATTTGATGCAACGGGAGCTGATGGTGAAAGATATCCTGCAAAAGCCACGCCTGCTGTTTGAATTCCAAAACCTGATAAATAACCTCTTGCTGTGTTTAAATTTGGAGTCGATGTCCAACTAGAACCATTATATTCTTCACTATTATTTTTAGCAGATGGGTAATAACCACCGAATGCTAATCCTGCTGTTTGTAAACCAAGTCCTCCTAAATAACGTCTAGCAGTATTTAGAGCTCCACCAGTTGCCCAAGAACCTGCTCCTGCACCTGTGTATTTAAATTTTGCTTCTGTGGTATTATAAAAAACTTGTCCTGTATTTAAAGTATTTTTGTCCGCATAAGGGGAGTTATCTTCGTACTCCTCCGTAGAGTTTGTCGCTGGAGGTGTTGACCCTGCCCAAGCTAAAGTTAATGTTTGTGTTCCGCTTCTAGCACTTCCGTGTCCGCTTCTTGCAGAAGATAAAGTAGCTGGTAATGAAGACCATGATGTTCCGTTATAACCTATTGTTGTTCCAACAACTCCTGGTGTAGCTGGTTGAGATCCACCAAACATAATGCCTGCCGTTAGTGTTCCAGACGCTGCTCCAGCATTATTTTCTGTTGGAAGATTTCCACCAGATGTCCAAGACGATCCATCGTATTCTTCAGTGTCATCAAAATAAGTATTACTTCCAGGATTTTTTGAATAGCCCCCTGCCATAACACCCGCTGTTTGAATACCAAATAAAGAGGTATCAAATCTTGCGGTTGAATTATTACTAGCAGATGTCCACGAAGATCCATTGTAGTGATTTGTGCTATTTGTAGCTTGACCCGGGTTAGCGTTGTTACCACCTGCATTTACAGCTGCAGTTTGTGTTCCCATGTTGTTAGCATTTCTTAATTGTTCAGGATAATCACCACCGTTACTCCAACTTGAGCCATCATATTCTTCTGTTTTAACTAAACCAAACGTAGGAGCTGGATTATATCTTCCCCCAACAATTAAGGCTGCGGTTTGAGTTCCTGTCATATTACTTTGAGCCTGTCCTCTTGGTTGACTCATACTTCCACCAGATGTCCAACTCGTGCCGTTGTATTCATATGAGTTAGCTGAATATCCAGGTGGAGCTGTTCCTAGTGCTGCAGTTTGTGTACCTGCTCCTGCAGATCCAGGTTCTGAACTTGGATAGTTTCCACCTGCTGTCCATCCTGCTACAGAGGGAATGGGGTCTGCACTAAAACTTTGTACTTTAAATCCTTTTATGTCTTTATAGTTAGCCATAGTTATTTTAATGTAATATTTTCTGGTCTACTTGCATTTGCTTGTTCGTCAGCTGATAAAGCATCGTAAGCCGCTTGTGCTGCTGTAATCTCTGCATCCACAATTGCTTGTGCTTCTGATTTAGTTTTTACATCACCGCTAACTTTTTTTATCCAAGAATTACCATATAGATTGTCACCAACGACCCATACATTACCAGGATGTCCTGATAAATCAAATTCCATACGTTCTCTAGCAGTAAAGAAATCTTTACCCCAGTTTGTTGCTACGCAATATTTATATGCCATGTTACTCCTCCAATATTATATCTGCAGGTCTACCTGTAGAAAGTCTCTCTTCTTCAGTCTGTGCGTCCCAAGCAGCTTGTGCTGCTGAAACTTCTGTATCGACTAAAGCCTGAGCTTCTGCTCTTGTTTTAACAGTTCCTAGAACTTTTGCAATCCAAAGATTAGCTTGTCTATTGTTTACTGGAACTGACCAAACATTTGCAGGAAAACCAGAAGGTGAAAAAGAAGCACTATCTTGATGTGTGATAAATCCTTTTCCCCAGTTTTCAGCTACTATATATGTTTTTGTTGCCATAGTTTTTCCTCCTTATTAAGTTACGTCTATATCTTCTATTACTTTTGCACCTGCCTCGGTATAATCTTCTGTTAAAGCTGACACAGCTCCAGGAGTTATTTCACCGCCAAATGCTAATGAAGCTGTTCGAGGGCTTGATCCAGAAAGTTGAGTTCTTGCCGTATTCATCGAACCATCTACCGACCAAGTCGTACCATTGTAAGCCTCTGATGCAGCTGTATAAGATCCAGTATTACCACCAAAAGACAGAGCTGAAGTTTGAGTTCCTCCTGCTGCTGAACTTTGCAATGCTGCATTTAAACTTCCACCAGCTGTCCAACTTGATCCGTCGTAATGTAATGAGTTTGCTGTTCTAGAAGGCGCTAAACCTCCAATACATAATCCCGCTGTTTGAATTCCTGTTGAACCTGCAAGTCTAGTTGCGGCTGTTAAATTTCCACCAGCTGTCCAACTTGAACCATCGTATTCTTCTGTTGCGTTAGTAACAGGACCAGGTCCTGTTTCACCACCGAAAGATAACCCCGCTGTTTGTGTACCACAACCCATTATAAATTGTCTTGCTGTTGAACCAGATCCTCCAGCCGTCCAAGAAGAACCATCGTATTCTTCTGTATTCGTAAGAGCAGAGCCATTATCACCGAAAGAAGCTAATCCCGATGTTTGTATTCCTGCACCAGCTAAATTTTGTCTGGCTGTTCCCATATTACCACCTGCTGACCAACTTGCACCGTCGTATTCTTCAGTAGAATTTACGTATGTAGTGGGTCCGGTAGCTCCACCAAAAGCTAATGAAGCTGATTGAGGTGAACCAACTCCAGAAGCTAAACCTCTTCTTGCTGTTGCTAAAGCACCAGAAGTTGCCCAAGAACCTACAAGTGTTGCTGCAGTCAATTTAAATTTCTTTTCTGTGTCATTGTAAAAAACTTGTCCATCGTTTTGAAAAGTGTTTGGCTCTAAGTATTCAGCATATTCTTCTGTTGCATTTGAAACTGGTGGAGTTTTACCACCAAAAGCTAAACTAAGAGTGCTAGTTCCAGCTCCACCTAAACGATCTCGACCAGTGCTTAAAGAAGTCTTAGCTGTCCAAGATGAACCATCGTATTGTTCTGTTGCACCTGATGCACCATTTCCTCCAAAAGCTAAAGCTGCTGTTTGTAAACCATCTCCTGTAACTTCTCTTCTTCCTGTATTTAAATTTCCTCCAGCTGTCCAGGAAGAACCATCATACTCTTCTGTTGCATTTGAAGTAGGGTTTGGAGCAGTATAACCACCAAAACCTAATCCTGCAGTTTGAGTTCCTGCACCGCCAAAAGAGTGTCTAGCTGTTCCCAAAGCTCCACCTGCTGTCCAAGACGAACCATCGTACTCTTCTGTTTTATCTGAAGCGGCAGGTTCTGCACCTCCAAAGGCTAAACCTGCTGTTTGTATACCACAACCTTGAATTTTTTGTCTAGCTGTGCCTAAATTACCGCCTGCTGTCCAACTTGAACCGTTGTATTCTTCAGTTGCATTTGAATTACCAGGAACCAGACCACCAAAAGCTAAAGCTGCGGTTTGTATACCCGCGCCTCCTAATAAATATCGACCTGTGCCCATGGCTCCTCCTGATGCCCAAGTTGAACCATCATATTCTACTGTGGTTGTTATACCATTACTGGGTCCTGTACTACCTCCAAATCCAAGTCCTGCTGTTTGTGTGCCTGCACCCGCTAAACCAAATGTTGCTGCTGGTAAATTTCCACCTGAGGTCCAACCCGCAACCGTTGGTACTGGATCCTGTGAAAAGTTTTGCACTGCAAAACCCTGTATCTCTTTATACTTAGCCATTGCTATTATTTATCCTTTAATAGCCAACCTTGAGTTGAGTCTACGTAAACCAATGTAAAACCAGCTCTCTCGGTTGACACTGTTAAATCTGCTGCAGAACCCTGAATGTTGTGTGAGTTTCTCC